CCAATTGGCGCAATAAAGTTAGGCTGACCATTTTCAACGGTAAAGCCTAGGCTTTTTATAATGAACCAGCGTTGACTTGGAAGTCTTAAAGGGGGCGTAATTCGCATTCTTGGTATGTCTTGGATATCTGTATCTGAATATTGGTAACTATTGTATTGTGTACCCATTTCATAAAGATTGCCGCCACTAATGCTTACAAAATAGTTTTTATTGTTAAAAAATACTACTTCACGTGCGATGTGATAGTTTCCATTCTCGTCGCTTGCATTGAAGAATTTTTCGGTTTTGGTGTCAAACAAATAGGTTAAATTGTCAGTGACAAACGTAAACTGATAAATAACATGCCCATCTTGGCGAAATAAAAACGCGGTGCAATCTGCTGGGTTTTTGAGATTGGCAAGCTTAAAGTCAATACCATCAGTGCTAATTGATTTTTTACCGCTTTCACTCATAACCATAATGGTTACGCCTGACTGCTCATTTACTGATAGCCATACGATGTAATTATCTAATGCTGCAATTGATGATGCATTAATCGTGCCATAATCTACGTTAAAAGTAGATGAACGCTGATAGGGAAATAATGCCGTACCAATATCGGTCCACTGCTCTACAACGTTATGACCAAACAACATCAAGGTACTACCGCCACCAGGGGTTGGTAATGCGGCTTGTGCGAAATCTGGCTTGCTTTGTAATGCGCCTTCGTTTGATGCATTAACTGGGAATGTAGGCGGGCTTGCAAAATCCGATAAGTACCATCTATTTGATGTGGTATTAACGACAATAAACCGCCCATTTTGGAATGCAATAAAACCAGGGTTATTTAATGCTGTTGGTTTAGTTACTATAGCAATGGGCGTTGATGGTGAAAGCCAATTATATCGATAGATTTTGTGGCCATCGCTTATTAAAATATCGCCAAGGTTGTTCTCTGCAATATACACATCACCCGTAGACGTGGCCATTGACCCGCGATTTGTAGCGATTAATATATTTTGAAATGACGCGTTAATCGTGCATGTTATGGAGTACACAGCACTACCCCATACCGCAATCATGATGTTACCGCGTGAGCTTGCATATAAACCGCGCCCCGGCTCATCAGGTAATTTATCTAAAACATTCTTGTAGCCCGCATAAGGCACTAAGGCATCATCTGAAATTATCATGTTCCAGGTTTGCGCTCTGGATATCTTGTTATATCTGCCAAAAGTTGTTGAACCCACAATTTCTAGTGGTACTTCTTGAATTTCTTGGGTTATGTTTGGGGCTGGCATTTATACATCCTTATTATTAATATACAATATGTATAAATCAAGGCCAATAGCCAGTTGTTAAATTTATAACTTGCCAGTCAATACCGCCTCTACTGTCTGAGAAGTATGAGCGCTTTTGAATCGACAAGTCAGGCGGGTTTGTATCCAATAATTTCTTGCGCATTTCTTCAAGCTTCATTCGCGAAGGCTCAGGGAATGTTTGCCCCCAATCCTGGCAAATGTACTCAGCCAGCGCATAACGTAGATACTCGATGTAGTATAAATCATAGGTGAGCGACATATCATCATCGATGGTCACCTGGGTTAAGCCAAACTTACCGCTCAGCTTTACGGTATAAACCGCATTAGGTTCAAAGTACAAATAGATTCGTGTGCCACCAAGCTCGCGTTCACAGCGATACTGAAATGGTAAGCTTTGCACATTATCCACGCGAGGCGAGCCAAAGTACTCGCGTCTTGACATCTCGTTCATGGAGAATCGAACATCACCCAAATTGAAAGTCATCGTTTCAACAGCCAGAAGATTCTCAATAAAATATTCTTCTTGCCCCGCAACAGTTACAAAACTATCGCGTTTAAAATAGGGGATTAGGCGCAAATCTGAGCCTTTCACATCAAGCAAGGCATTCAATAAATCCAAGCCGTCAGCTAATTGTGCGCCACTAACGGTTTGAAGCTCTCGTGCTACTATCTGCGATAGATAGTAGCTCTTGGTAATTAATTGCCGCGCTGTGAAGGCCATGCCTAACCCCTTATCCGATTAGATATAGAACTGATAACCAGCAACGTTAATCGCTACCGCATCACCACCACCAGCCGACCATAAGTATTCAATTTTTGGTGCGCCAGAATCTAGTGCAGATACAACTAACGCGCTGTCACGAACAACAACGGCAGTTACTTGTGACGTAGCTTGATACATATCACCCACAGCGCCAAACGTTTTTAAGGTTAACGTTCTGCTTGCAGCTGCTGGAGTCATAGCAAACTTAATCCATACGGGTAATTTATCAACCGCAGGAACAAAAGTGGCTAGTGTTACCGCTGTATCAGTAGTTGCAGCACCAGCGGTGATAGCCGTTGCAATCGGTGCATCATACATAAACAAACGTGAGTTGTTGTTGCCTGACCAGTAGCCAAGTAAAAAATCGCTTGTTGCATCAGTGCGAATATAACCAATTAGACGGAACGCACTATAGCCAAAAGGCATTACTGGTGCAGTCAAAGAGGTTGATAAAATTGCGCCTGTTTCTTGTTGGGTCACAGGGTCGGCCACTAAGTAGACCGCGTACAAAGTGTTAGCTGCAACGGTTCCGGTGTCTAAACCATTTAAACCGCTTACAGTGTTGTTCACGGCAATAACGGCTTCAGAAACAAGTTGATATACATCGGTTGAATCACGGCATTGACCAACGGCAATATTCACGATTTCATCGGGATTGGTTGCATCGTTGCTTAGCTCTAAACCGTTAATATATTTAAACGGTACGTTTACGAAAGGTAGTGCGGACATAATTTTCCTTATTCAAAAGTTGGAATTCTATGATGCTCAGCATGATGCTTTTTACATAACCAATCAACCTCTAAAGGCTTTGAATAGTCATCATGGTGTGCCTCAACAGTCTTTGATTCGCCACATATCTGACAATTTTCTCGCTTAATTATGCCCTTTCTAATTAAGCTATTAAGGTAATTTCTAGCCGCTTTCCTTTTTAACTTCTGCTCTTCAGTTAATGGAGCGACTTGCAATAAATACCCCGCCTCTTTCAATTGTCTTCTGCGTCTCTTTTGTGCATCACTTCCTGATTGCCTTTTTCTTTTTAGCAAACAGTCATCACAATACAATTTGCGAGTAGAATTTTTTTCTTTTCCGCACTCGCATATCAAAGTGACTTTTCTTACATTTGTTCTAGGCGCTACAACCTCAGCCCATCTTCTCTTATTATCCTCGCTTTGGCATTTCTTGCAATACGAGGCGCTTGGCTGTTCTTTAATAGCATTGCATAAATAACAAGTCAGTGGCCTACCACTTCCCCAAGGCCTTTTTCCAGCCTCTTCGCGCTTCTTGGCTTTCCGCTCCTTTGCCATTCTTTGCCGGCAAGGAACGCATCGCCCATCAATTTTAGGAATATTGCAGACATAGCAAAAAGATGAATCTCTTATTGGTATATCTGGCAATCCTTCCGCCTTTCGCTGCGCATGCCTGCGTTCTAAATTTCCAATGGCTGTGCACTTATTACATCGCCCAGCGATACTTAAGCCTTGCAATTTCTTCTCTTTGCAAGCATCGCATTTTGGCTCGCGCTCAGGCCTGCATGCAGGCTTACCCATTAATAACCTTTTACGCATAGCACGTTCTTTTTGAGCAACGCTTTTGCATGCTTTGCATCGACTTTCATTTAAGCAAGATTGCTCTTTTTCTTTTTTACAAGAACTGCAATAAATACTGCGACCCATTAAATTAAAACTCCCAGATGATAGTAATACATTGAGCGTGTATGCTATCATCTGGGGTATAAAATCACAATGGCAATATTAATCTCATTGAGTTCTCAGAAACAAGAGCTGACCCATGGATTTCATCTCTCACATAAGCCCGATTGTTTTGCCCGAACTGACTTCCGAAATAATGACGGATGCTAGCGCCAGAATCAGCATCCTGCATATTAACAGTGGTGAAAGGTGACTCGTCAGGTAATTGTGGCATGGCTAAGTAGTATTGGTTACCAGAATGCAACAAACCAGCTTTGTGCGAAGGTAGTGGCGTTACAGTCATGCCAGCAGAAATCGCATTGTTCAAGTTTTGGTTAGCATTTTGTGCCCATACCAAGCCCACACCATTAATGGTTTGAAGCGATACAGTTACAGTACCGGCAACAGTTGCCGCATCAGCAATTGCTCTGAATTGGACAGGTTGTTGGGTTACAGCGTGACCAATAAAGCTTAAGAAACGCATGTTAGGCTTGCCACTTACACCATCATTGAATTGGAACAAGTCACCCGCTTTAATCGCGTTTGCATCGGTTCCAGCTGTTGGTTCAGTGAATGTAATGGTCGTAACGTTTGCACCTGTTGGGTCGTTAGTGCTAACAACAGTCATCACATTGTTAGGCGCTGCTGTATCACCGATAGTACCTGATACATGGCTTGGTAATAGGTTAGATGTAAACCAATCACAGCCAGCAAACGGGCCAAGTTCCCAAGACATTGCAAGGTCGTTGTTACGGTTAGTGGCGAACTGATTCAAGCCAGAACCAACGATTGCAGGAATGGAAGGAGTCGGTAGCACACCATGTAATTTGTCTTTTGCCGAACCATAGTCGTTAAAGTTTGCGACTGCTTGAGCTAATTGAGTGAACGAGTTAATTGGCGTAACACCGTCACCATAGAAACGGTAAGGGCCGTTTTGATATAGAGTGGTTCCAAATAGCGCGTTTTGTGGGTCGTTAACGGTTACACTAGATGTAATGTTTTTCAATACGTCTTGCTCAACCTTAGTGCCTAATTCAAGCATCGCAGCTTTACCGAATCTGTCCATATAATCCATAACGTTAAATATGAATTGTTGGTCGGTATAACCTGCTGACACGTTAAATGCCTGGGTACAGCTTAAAGATTGAACTCTTTGTTGCGAAGGTTGTTGCGTAATTTGCAAACCTGCGTAGGTGATATAACGAGGAGTTGTATCAAAAGTAACTGTATCGCCAAGGTTGGCAACCAATTTATTGAAGTCTTTAAACTTCTTGTTGGATTGGTTAATCGCATAAAATGAGTTTAACAACCAGGCCAGCTCAGCTTTTTGGTAAGTCTGTACGGCCTGTAAAACGTTAGTAGGTGTAGCCATCGCTATTACTCCGAAAAAAGTTAATTTTTCAGGAGTGGCTAACGGTTTGAGCTAAAGTTTAGGTTCTAAACATTTTCCTAAAATCAGAAACACTCATCGAGCCGTTATCCATTCCTGCTTTGCTCGAAGTTTTGATTTGACTTAAAGGCTCTGACGCTGATTGATTCTCGGCTATTGCGGCTTGATTTTGCTTGATTGAGTTGCTTAACTCATGCATTTGACGTGCGGCTAACCTAGGCTGTGTTTGCATCAGGACGAGTAAATTACCCATTTTTTGAGGGTTATCTACAAGCTCGGCCATAATGTCGCCTGTGTTTTCCATGTCATTTGCCATCTGCACTAAGGGTGCTAGTGACGAATAATCAAGTTCATTCAATTTCGCTTCTAAACCTGGGTGACGCTCTTCAGCAGCTTGCATCTTTTTGACAAAGCTATCAACCGTCTGTGCGGTTTGCAATTGCTGTACGTGGTCTTGAATCGCCTGTGGTGCTTGTTCCGCAATCATTCTGCGGATGTCATCGGGAGACATTTGCGCCATGCCACCTATGGAGCTTGGGGCTTGGTTTTGCATTGGGGCTGCTTGCTGTTGTTGTTCTTGTTGTTGTGCTTCTTGCTGTGCTTGCAGTTCCATTAATGCCTCTCTTTTGCCTTTTTCGTAGGCTTTTTGTTGTTCACGTTTAACGACATCAGACATTTGTATTTTATTAAATACGGGTCTTTGATCATCATCGTTATCAACGGGAATGCCTACTGGCGGTTCAAGGGGTTCACCCTGAATATCAGCTTGTAAATCTTGGGTCATATCAATCCTTCATTCTGACTTTTTAGGCGGTGTCACCGTAATAACAATGCATGTCGCTGCAAAGAATCGCCCAGGTTATCGTTTGGGGACGTAATGTA